CTGTGATAGTAGGAGCACCTGGGCCACTAATAGGACCCGGACCCCAGTACTCTCTTCTGTTCTTTTTAACTGATACGGTTGTTTTATCACCAACTACTGCCAACACCTTACCTTCGATAGTAACTCGTGGTGCGCCAGGACCTGTAACTGTCTCGCCGTGGTCTGTCTTATCGCTGTTAACTAACACAGGTGGTTTACCACAAAAGGTTACTGTGCTGGCACCAGGGCCTGCAACTTTTTCGCCTTTAGCTGTGTCGTCTCCGACGATAGATGGTATTGCCATATTAAACGATAATCTGTTGTTTAGGAATAATCTCAACACCTGTAGTGGTCTTAAGATAGTGTGCTTTCATTTGTTCTAGCGATTCTGCGTGGAACATAACGTGTTGTTTGCTCAGGAAAACTTTAGCATCTTCCCGTGCGCTGAATAAACTCTGCATCAGTCCCAGGCCTTGTTGTGCTGGCATAACTGTGCAAGGACTAGACACAGAGAATCCTGCGTCTGTTTCTTCTAAAACTTTGGCAACGAGTTCATCCCCGTTAACCATTTTGAAACTCACTACATCACCTGATGCGTATTTTTGACTTACTAACATATTAACCTTTTAATGTTGTCCAGAATGACTCGTCTTTACCAGCGATGCCTTGATAGCCACCCTGGATAAGAGTTGTGCCGTTGAAAATTTGTGGAACACTACGCAATCCCATATCTAGTAGATGCTGACGTGCGTCTTGATCTTCTTCGATACTAACTGTTTGGTATTCTACACCTTTGCTCTCTAATAGAGCTTTGGCCCGATCACAGAACGGGCAGTTGCTTTTTGAATATACTGTAATCATTCTTTTGTAATTTCTAATTTGATATTGTTTTCGGTTAGGTAGCGGTTTTGATACTTTTCCCAAATTGGATCAATACCTAGGCCAGCATCAGCCGATTCAGCTGAGTCCCAAATGTAAGTCATTTCGGGAGTGTACTCAACCTTTAATGCACCCGTTTCGGTCTTGAATGCAATTGTTCTACCACGAGAACGATTTGCGGCATTAAACTCGGCTTGTTCTTCTGCTGACAAGGTACTTACCCAGTCAGTGAAGTTAACAACTTCACGGTCCCCGTCTACCTTGTATACGTATTTTACTGTTACTGTCATGATCGCTCCTTACAGGCTAAAGCCTTTAAATGTGTTGTTGTCAACATCTTGTTTTGTGCCACCAATTACATAAGTTGTAATTTCAGTTTCCTGTGGTGCCACTTGTACTTCTGCACCTGCAATCCATTTAGCTGTCCACGGCAACGGATTAGAACCCGGCTTTGGAATGCCACAATCTAAGCCCACAGCAGTCATGCGCTTGCAAGTTAACCAATCAACATACTGTGCTAACAATTGCTCGTTAAGCCCAATCATTGATCCGTCTTTAAACAAGTATTTAGCCCATGCTTTTTCCTGCTCGGCAGCTTGTAGGAACATACGCTCACATTCGGCTTTTGTTTCTTCTTTGAGGCGAGCAAAATCTGCATCGTCTTGCGGAAGTAACTTAATCAGCATCTGTGTGCTACCCAAGTGGACGTTTTCGTCACGGCAAATTAGCTTAATAATCTTAGCATTACCTTCCATCTTCTTGAGCTCTGCAAACGCCCAAGAGCAGGCAAACGAAACGTAGAAACGAATTCCTTCTAGTGCGTTTACGCTGTTAATAGCTAGCCATAGTTTCTTCTTGAGTTCGTATTCGTCAACGACAATTTCCTTGCCATTGACCAAATGCTTGCCGACACCTAACATTCGGTGCCATCCTGCATATTCAATTACATCATCGTAGTAACGGCTAATGTCCTTGGCGCAGTTAACAATGGGCTCAATGTTTGTTAGGTCGTCGAAGATGCGACTTGGATCGCTATAGACATTACGAATGATATGAGTATAACTACGTGAATGAATGGTTTCGTTAAAAGCCCATGTCTGGATCCACGTTTCCAACTCTGGTAAACTACATAGAGGTAAAAAAGCAAGATTGGGACTGCGGCCTTGCACACTATCCAATAGAATTTGTCGCTTGAGATTACTTGTAAAAATGTGTTGTTCAAAATCAGTTAACTCCTTGAAGTCCTTAGCGTCACGCATAACGTCAACTTCTTCTGGTCTCCAAAAGAATCCAAGTTGCTTATCTGTGAGCTTGTCGAATTGTCTGTACTTTAATGTTTCATATCGTTGGACTGTTACTGGACCACTTGGGTCCATAAACATTTTAGCTTCGGTGTGTTTTTGTTTGTTATTAATGTTAAAAACGCTCATAATTATTAAACCTTACGTTCAAATACAATACGGGCTATCCCGTCTACTTCGTTAATATTTTCAATCGAGTCTAAATCAAATACTAGATAATCAACAGGCAAGTTACTTAGCTGTTCTCTAACGTAGTCATCAATTTCGTGTACCGGAGGAATCGGAGTACCAAAATAATCATCAAGAACATCAGGGTCCTCGCGATCTATCATAGGCCTAATGTCAAACGACATGTAACCTCTGCCGCCAGGTTTGATCATTGAAATAAATGACTCTGCGGTTTTTCGAATAGTGGTTAGTGGGGTATAGTTCAACGAACAAATAGCCATTGCTGAATCGAAAGTGTTTTGATGATTGTTTATGTAATCACTGTCAACATAATCGTATTCGTCCCCGAAGTAGGCAGTAGGATCATTGCAGTTGTCAGGACTAACTCCCACAATAGAAGGAATGTACTTTTTAAAAAGATTCCACCCACAGCCAAAGTCGTAAATTTTTTCCGGGTTCTTTTCTAATAGGTATTGAATATAATAGAAACTGGTCATTGTGCAAACTCGACGCCCGAGTCTATGACGAGGCGTCGGGTATGTTGTAACCGGAGATATATGTTTAGCCCATACCAATTGATCAAAGTCTTTTTCAATTGCCTTAGCGATATCGCTACCGCTAAAACTGGCCTGAAAGTCTTCTTCGTTGTAGTCGTTTAAATTACGCATGAATCGCAATCCTCTTGATCTGTAGCTTCTGTTTCTGCAGGAGCTTGAAGAGCCGATGACATTTTGTCAACGTCGATTTCGCCCTGGCCGTCGTTGGTGTTAAAATAGTAAAGCTGTTTAGTTCCATACTTGTAGCACATTAGCAGGTGCTTGAGCATCTCACTCATCGGAATCTTTTCATCTTCGTAGAACTTGGGATTGTACGAAGTGTTGATGCTAATACCCTGGTCAATATATTTTTGCAATACTGCACATAGCTTTAGGTAGCCCTCTGGACTACGTTGGTCCCATAACAATTCGTATTTGTTCTTTAGTCTGCGATATTCTGGCACAACTTGTTTTAGTACACCGTGCTTGCTTTGCTTAACGCTGACATAACTACGTGGAGGTTCGATGCCGTTAGTAGCATTGGAAATTTGTGCAGATGTTTCAGCAGGCATTAGTGCCATTAGTGTTGCGTTGCGGATGCCATGAGTTAAAATTTGTTCACGAAGCGCACGCCATGGCATACGTTCTTGGTGTTCAACTAGTTCGTCTACTTCTTTCTTACGTGTATCGATTGGCAATAAGCCGTCTGCATACTTTAGGTTCTGCCATGCTGTGCAAGGACCTTGTTCCTTAGCCAGGTCTGCTGACGCTTTGATCAGGTAGTAACTCCATGCTTCGGCATACTCATCTACAAGTGCTAGAGCACGTGGATCCGAATAGCTAACATCGTGCTTAGCCAAGAAGTAAGCAAAGTTAATAATGCCGTTGCCTAGTGGACGGTATTCTTGTGTGGCAATTTGTGCAGCCTTAACTGGATAATTTTGGTAGCTCAGTAATGCATCTAAGCCACGGACGCTCAACTTGCAGATACGCTCAAAGTCGTGTGGGCTCTTAACGTTGCCCCAGTTTTGCGCAGAAAGTGTACACAATGCAATGCGTCCGTTTTCGTCATTAACATCCATTAATGGAACAGTAGGCAAGTCAATTTCTGTACACAAGTTGCTCATTTTAATAGGAGCAATGTTTTCTTTAAACGGCGAATGAGTGTTGGCGTGGTCGACGTTCATCAAGTAAACACGACCTGTGTTTTTGCGCTCTTCCATAAACTTGCCAAATAGTTCGGCAGCTTTGAATGTTTTCTTGCGAAGCTTTGTGTTGCGCTCTGCACGTTCGTACAGTTCTTTAAATCGTTCTTGGTCAGCAAAGAAAGCGTCATACATTTCGGGAACGTCATGTGGGCTGAAACAAGTAATGTCACCACCTGTGATCAGGCGTTCGTACATTAGCTTGTTAAACTGCACACCGTAGTCCATTTGACGTACACGGTTTTCTTCTGTGCCTTTGTTGTTCTTTAGCACAAGCAGGTCTTCAACTTCTAAGTGCCAAATTGGGTAGTAAATTGTTGCGGCTCCGTTTCTTACACCACCTTGCGAACACGAACGTGTAGCAGCTTGGAATAGTTTAAGGAATGGCGTGATGCCGGTGTGGTATGCGTCTCCATTTCTGATAGGCGAACCCAGTGCCCGAATTCGTCCTGCGCCGATACCAATACCAGCTTTTTGTGATACGTATTTAACGATACTAGATGCGGTAGCGTTGATACTATCCAAGCTATCATCAGACTCAATGAGAACGCACGAGCTAAATTGCTTTTGCGGGGTGCGAACGCCAGCCATAACAGGAGTGGGCAAGCTAATATCGAAATTACTAATAGCATCATAATAATCCTTTACCCATTGCATACGGGTTTCTTTTGGATAAGCCATGAATAGTGTAGCGGCAATCATCATGTACGCCACTTGCGGTGTTTCGTACAACTCTCCAGTTACACGATTTTGCACCAAATACTTGCCACGCCATTGTTCCATGGCCACATACGTGAAGTTACTGTCACGTTCGTGTTTAATGTAAGCACCAAGTTGATTAATTTCGTCTTCGGTGTAGTTTTCTAAAATTTCTTGAGTGTAGTAACCGATTTCTGTATTGCGCTTAACTAGTTGTAGCAATGGCCACGGATTGTAATCTCCATAAACTAGTTTGTGAATATGATAAGTTAGTAGACGACCAGCAACATATTGATAATTGGGGTGATCCTCGCTGATTAGGTCAGCAGCCGACTTGATAAGTGTTTCCTGAATGTCTGTGCTTTTGATACCGTTATAAAATTGTACATGGCTGTTGATCTCTACTTCACTGGCACTAACTCCTGTGATTCCTTCTGTGGCCCAAAATACAACCTTGTGTAGCTTTTCTAGATTTAATGGCTCTTTGCGACCATCTCTTTTTGTGACGTTAATTTGACTCATTGATTCCTCTTAGTAACTATTCAATTTTAGTTCTTCTTCACCGTATGTGTAACGGAGTTCTAACTGCTCTGCGATGTGTGTTTTATTTAACACCTCACCATCA